ATGTTGGCGCTGGACGCCGCCATCTCCCGCGCAACCGGGGAGGGGGAGTGATGGGCCTCTATTGCTCGACCGAGGCTCCGCCCCATGACGTGCGCTGGGCGCTTCGCCGCTCCAAGGGGCGCCCCATGTCCGGAACCCACACCTTCCAGCGAGTCGATACCGGCGAGTGGGTGACGCTGCCGACCGACACCATGGACCCGATATTGCTTCTGGCAGTGCATCGCAAGCATTGGTGCAGGAGCGAGTACCACGCCGAGCAATACGGCGTGATTCGACAGCGTGTTGTGTCGCCGGTTTTGCTGCCTGCGGACATCGCGCCTATGGAATGGAGGAGCGCAGCGTGATTACCCAGCCCAACCTCCGCCGCCGCTTCTCCGACCATGCCCGCCTGCCGGAACCGGTGAATCCCTATGCCTTCTGTCTGCATGACGACCCGTACTGCATCGAGTGTGCGAACGAGGGAACGATTCTGCACGGCAACCACGATATTGAAAGTCGCGCCTGGGGCCTGCGGACACCTGCCGGTAACGACGTGACTGGCGCCGCGTTCTTCACGCTCGCGTTCTTCGCCATTGCGCTCGGCATTCACGCAAAGCACGAAAGCAACCCGACCCACTTCACCACCGACCGCATAGCCGCGAGTTCGGCTTCGAGGGATTGAGCATGCGACTGACAGGGCTATCACTACAGCACGTCAAGTCAGGCCGAACTCCACGCGCACCTGACAACGACGAACGCGTGCGCAATTATCGCGCCGCAGCTCCAGTACTTCACAGTAACAATTTTCCGTGGGCGCACCGAGTTCGTTCCGAGTACGACCCCGCGCCCGAACCGCCCATCACGCACTACGCAGACCGGAGAGGAACATGAACGAGATTGACATTGCAGCCGCGAGGCTGATCGACCTGAAGTTGGCAGAAGCCAAGGCAACCGCGGCGCGCGTCGACGCCGAGACTGCGCTGCTGCTCTTGGTCGACTGCCCTGCCGAGGGCAGCAAGTCGCACCGCGGCCAGCAGTACAAGGTCACGGTGACGGGTAACGTGCATCGAAAGGTCGACGAAGCCGCGCTGAGCGCCGTGCGCGAAAAGCTGGGCGAAGCCATCTTCGACAAGGCGTTCAAGTTCAAGGCCGAAGTCTCTGTAGCTGGCATCAAGTATCTGCGCGACAACGAACCCGATCTCTACACGATCGCCGCGCAGGCTTTCACCGCCACGCCGGGCAAGGCGAGCGTGCGGGCCGAGGTGCTGGACGTGGTGAAGGAGGCGGCGTGAGCCTTCCGAATCTAGCCATCGCACTGGCCCTCGCGGCGAGCCGCGCCCAAGCCTTCGCCGACGCCGCCGCGCCGTGGCGTTGGGGCACGCAAGCCAAGCGCGTGCGCGCTGGCTCCAAGAACGGCTTCGGCGCAGCCAAGAAGCGCCGCAATCGAATCCGCAACCGCATCGCCGCGCGCTCGCGCGCCGCCAACCGCTGAGAACCCAACCCATGGCCATCTCCCTCGCCTCCATCTCCAAGACCACCCGAAATTCGCTTCCCCCGCGTGTGGTGATCCACGGCTCGCAGAAGGTCGGCAAGAGCACGTTCGCTGCCGGCGCGTACAACCCCATCTTCCTGCCACTGGAAGACGGCCTCAGTGGGCTGGAAACCAGCAGCTTCCCGCTGCTGACCAGCTACAAGCAGGTCGATGAGGCTTTGCTCAGCCTGTACCAAGAGCAGCACGACTTCGGCACGGTGGTGGTTGACTCCACTGACTGGCTTGAGCCGCTGATTTGGGCGCACGTGTGCGAGCTCAACAACTGGACCAGCATCGAGCAGCCGGGCTACGGCCGTGGCTACGTCGATGCCAACAAGGTCTGGCGCGAGTTCCTGGACAAGCTCAACACCCTGCGGGTCGAGAAGGGCATGGCGGTGATTCTCATCGCCCACTCGGCCGTGAAGCGCTTCGAGGCGCCCGACAGCGAGGCCTTCGACCGGTACGAGCTGAAGATGCAGAAAGGCGCGCTCGGCCTGGTAGTGGAGTGGGCCGACATCATCGGCTTCGCGCAAGAGGAGACCGCTATCAAGAAGGAAGCGCAGGGACAGAATGTCCGCGCGCGCGGCGTGTCGACCGGTCGTCGCATCCTGCACTGCAACGCCAAGCCGTCCTTCATCGCCGGCAACCGCTACGGCCTGCCCGACGTCATCCCGCTCAAGTGGGATTCGCTGGTCGGGGCGATGAATCCCGAGCAGGCCAAGGCGGCGTAACTGGCGGGAATTCGCCAGCGCAACACCAACACCCTACCCGAAGCACTGAACCCCAACGAGGAAACAACGATGGCCAACCTGACCGGCGCCTATGACGCCAACGCCGAAGCCCAGCAGCAGTTCGACCCGCTGCCCACCGGCGATTACCCCGCCCAGATCGTCGACAGCGACATGAAGCCGACCAAGAGGAGCGACGGTCACTTCCTGGAGCTGGAGTACGACGTCATCGATGGCCCGTGCAAGGGTCGCAAGGTCTGGGTGCGCCTGAACCTGGACAACCCGAACGCCAAGGCGGTGGAGATCGCCAACCGTCAGTTCGCCAGCATCCGCGAAGCCACTGGCGTGACCAACCCGCGCGACAGCCAGGAACTGCACTACAAGCCGCACACGATCCGCGTCGAGTTCATCAAGGCCGGCACCACGAAGGGCACCAAGACCTACGACCGCGACGCGAACGAGGTCAAGGCCTGGTCCAAGCTCGGCGACGACATCCCCGGCTTCGACGACGCGCCCAAGCCGGCCGCGGGTGGCGCGCCGTGGGGTAAGCGCGCGGCGTAACGGATGACCGGCGAGTTGGGCGCTAGGGCGAGAGCCCGCCTCCTGTGCCGCGCCGTGCGGCGTAGACCCAACACACGGCCCTGATCCCCTGCGCACTTCCCCATGCGCTGACCGCCGGGAAAGACCGGCCTTTCTCTTCAACTCGAATCCGAGCCCGAACATGACCGCCCTGCCCCAATCCGTCACCGAGCTGCCGACCGTCACCGCCATGCGCACATGGTGGGAGCAGAAGCTCGGCCGCGTGTCGCGCCGGCTGGGCGCGAGCCAGATCGGGCAGGAGTGCGAGCGGCGCCTGTGGTACAGCTTCCGCTGGGCCAGCAAAGGCGAAGGCTTCGACGGCCGGATGCTGCGCCTGTTCGACCGTGGGCACCGCGAGGAAGCGGTGTTCATCGCCGAGCTGCGCGGCATCGGCGCGCAGGTGCACGACATCAATCCGCAGACGGGCCAGCAGTACGAATTCACCGCGTGCGGCGGTCACTTTGTGGCCAAGATCGACGGCGCCGCACTGAACCTGCCCGAGGCGCCGAAGACGTGGCACGTCGTGGGCTTCAAGACCAGCAACGCGAAGGGCTTTGCAGCCGTCAAGAAGGACGGCGTGCTCAAGGCCAAGCCCGAGCACTACGCGCAGAACCAGGTCGAGATGCGTCTGGCCGACCTGACGCGCACCCTGTACCTGATGGTCAACAAGGACGATGACCAGGTGTATGGCGAGCGCATCCGCGAAGACAAGGTCGCGCAGGACGCGCTGATGGCCAAGGCCGAGCGCGTCATCTTCTCGCCTGAGCCTTTGCCCGGCATCAGCAAAGACCCCGCCTTCTTCAAGTGCAAGATGTGCCCGGCCTCCTCCGTGTGTCACGGCCAGCAGCTTGCCGAGGTCAGCTGCCGCACCTGCTTGCACGCCACACCCGAGAAGGATGGTGACGGCCGGTGGTCGTGCGCAAAGCGCTCGATCCCCTCGCTCTCGTTGGCGGAGCAGCAGGCCGCGTGCTGCGATCACCTCTTGATCCCGGCGCTCGTCACCTGGGGCGAGGTCGAAGACGCCAACGAGGTCGAGAACTGGGTGCAGTACAAGACGCCCGACGGCTTCGTATTCCGCAACGGCCCGCGTGCGGTTGGAAGCTATAGCAGTACCGAGCTCAACGCGCTGTCTCTGGCCGCACTACGCAGTGAGCAGCTGCAGGCAATCCGTACCTCCATGCTCCCTGATGCCGAGTGGGTGCCGCGCGAGGAGGTTGCCTAAATGCAACTACGCTGGTACCAGGAACAGGCCAAGCAGGCGGCATGGGACTTTCTACGTAACCGCGAAGGCAACCCCGCGCTGGTGCTTCCCACGGGCGCCGGCAAGTCGCCGCTGATGGCAGCGATGGCGCAGGACGCAGTGCAGGAATGGGGTGGCCGCGTCGCCATCCTGGCGCACACGCAGGAGCTGGTCGCGCAGAACGCCGAAAAGCTGCTGCGCATGTGGCCGCAGGCGCCTATGGGCGTGTATGCGGCCGGCCTGAAGCGCCGCGACCGGTTCGAGTCAATCATCTTCGCGCAGATTCAGTCCGTGGCCGAAAAAGCGCACGTGCTGGGCCGGTTCGACCTGCTGCTTATTGACGAAGCGCATCGCATTCCGCTGCAGGGCGAGGGTCGGTATCGCCAGTTCATCGACGGCTGCCGGCGTCACAACCCCGACCTGCGCGTGGTAGGCGTCACCGCCACGCCCTACCGCCTGCAGGGGCGCGCGGTGCCTGTGTGCGGCCCCGAGCACATCCTGACCGACATCGCCTACGAGGCGCGCATCCCGGACCTGATCACCGAGGGCTTCCTGTCCCGGCTGGTGTCTAAGGCGGGCGAAGCGCCCGACCTGTCCGGCGTGCACACCCGCGGCGGCGAGTTCATCGAGGGCGAGCTGGCGGCGGTGATGTCCGAGGATGGGCTTGTCGAGCGTACGGTGGCTGACTTGCTGCAGCGCGCCCAGAGGCGCCGGGCCGGCATCGTGTTCTGCGTCAACGTCGAGCACGCCGAGAAGGTGCTGGCGCGCCTGCATGAAGCGGGCGAGGCCGCGGCGTTGGTGCATGGCGGCACGGCCAAGGGCGAGCGCAACAACCTGATCGCCGGCTTCCAGGCAGGCGCCCTGCGCTGGATGGTGAACGTCAACGTCCTATCCGAGGGATTCGACGCGCCGCACATCGACTGCGTCGCCATGTTGCGCCCCACAAAGTCGCCGGGCCTGTACTACCAGCAGGTCGGCCGCGGCCTACGCCTGGCGCCGGGAAAGACGGATTGCCTAGTGCTGGACTATGCCATGAACGTGATTGAGCATGGCGCTATCGACGAGATCCGCGTGGCGCGAGCACGGCCGGGCCGCGATGCCGAGGTCAAGACAGGGCGCACGAAGGAGTGCCCAGGCTGCAATGCGCTGCTGGCGCTCGGAATCAGGCTCTGCCCGGAGTGCGGCCACTCCTTCGCCTCGACTGACCCGGCGCACCTCGACCGACCTGTCGATGCGCCGATCATTTCGACCGAGCGCGAGCGCGTGCTGAACGACTACGACGTGGCTTCGGTCAAGTACGAACGCCACGAGAAGCCCGGCAAGCCGGTAAGCATTGTCGTGACCTACCAGTGCGGCATGCAGCGCTTCCGCGAGTGGGTTTGCCTGGAGCACACCGGCTACGCGCGCACGAAGGCCGGTAACTGGTGGCGTGTGCGTGCCGGTAGCGAGGCGTTGATTCCGCGCACCGTCAATGAGGCCTTGGAGTTGGTATACGGGCTTCCACGCCCGTCGCGCATCAGCGTCGACGAGACGTCCCGCTACCCAGAGATCGTCGGCTACGAGTTCGAGCGGCAGGAATTGCAGCCGGTCATGGGTCGGTCTGCGCCGAAAGACAGCCTGGAGCGCGCGCCGACGTGGCTGCGCGATTCACTTAGGAGAGTTGCGTGATTCAGCGCCGCCCCACCCTCACAACCGTAAGGATTCGCTGTGAATCTGGCGGGTTCTTACCGATTTCCTCATGCACGTAAGGACTGAACATGGGCTACTACAATGACTTTAGCGAACTCAAAGGGCGCCAAATCGTTCTGGTTTCTGGCTTGGAAGTTGACAGCGAAGAGGTCGCCTTCGTATGTGCTGATGGCTCCCGCTGGCGCATGTTCCACTCACAGGATTGTTGCGAGTCTGTCTCCATAGCCGAGGTAATCGGCGACCCATCAGATGCAATCGGATTAGTGGTGGATGCGCGCGAGGAAACGAGCGAAGCCGACCCAGCTGGATATGTCAACAACGATGACTGGCGCGAATCATTCACCTGGACATTCTTCGTTCTTCAAACGGAACGCGGTGCGCTGACAATCCGCTGGCTAGGTCAATCTAATGGCTGGTACAGCGAGCGGGCGGAATTCCAAAGGATTGACCAATGAACATCACCCCAGAGCAGATTCCCGATGAGGCGCTCACGGCAGCGATGACTGCCTACGTCAGCGCATGTGATAGAGGGGTATTTGAAGACGCAATGCGCCTTGCCCTAGCCGCCGCGCTGCCGGTGCTGTTGGGGGAGCCGGTGGGCTGGATGCGCCGGAATATCACTTACAAGGACACGGATGGGCGGCGAGACGGCGAACGAATCTTGAGTGAGCGC